TATTTTGAAGACCGATAGTTACGGTCTTCTTTCCACGACTTGTCGCCGTATAGATAAGATTACGATTGATAAACCCTGGAATGGGCTTATTCATCAAAATCAGTACATGTTCGTACTCAGCTTTAACATCTTCTTATAAGATGTGTTTTGGACACTTGTCCATTCTGTCAATTTTTGACCCCGTAAAAAAATTGATTTTGGAACAAGGGCGATAGAGCAATCGCAGCCACTCCTGCTTCCTACCTCCTACCTCCTACCTCCTACCTCCACCTTCACCTCCTATCTCCTACCTTCTACCTCCACCTTTACCTCCTACCTCCTAACTTTCCTCAAATGTCTTATTCCCGTTATGATCACCAAGAGTACATGCGTGAGCGCTACGAAGAGTATATTGAACAAAAGCGCGAAGAACAGGAGTATCATGAACTCTATAAGGACGACGTCTATTATGAAGAGCAGGGAGAAACCCAATGTAACTGCTGTAATAATACTACGAGTGGCGTCCCTCTTAACAGACTCGTGACTGTCACAACGATTCCAGACTATGATGGCGGATTCTCCGCCGTTAATTGGGATCCAACAACTAATCAATTTCTTGTTTGTAAGCCAGGAGTAAAAGACTTTCCTATTTACCGAACGGAAGAGACTCTGCGTTCTTTAGCCCAGATGATTGCCTTTAATCCTAAGGAATGGGGGTGCCCTACATGTGGATGCTCAACAATTTTCAAAGATTACGAATATGTCTGCTGGTGCGATTCTTGTAAGGACGGATGCGATAGTCCGGCTAAGGTAATGCCCCTTCCGCGGGCAGAGCCTCGCAAGAGATCGGTATTCTTCTCCAATCGACGAGGATCCCTCCCTCCTCCTCCGCCACCGCCAACTGGTAAGCTAGAGCGTCTCACGGCGGTTGGTAGTTCTGATACGCTCTTTGAGCCGACACCAGTCTCGCCCAAGTCCACCTCGTCCAAGTGCACCTCACCACACTATTTGAGTGCGGAGGATACAGTAAAGTTCAAGTTTGCCTAAATTATTAAAAAAACAAAAAAAAAATAAATAGTAATACAACTACTAAATATTTTTTCACTTGCGATGACGACGAGACTGTTTACGCTTACGGCGGGTTTCACCTCCTTTGCGTTTAGGAATATAAAAGTAAGGATGCGGTTCCTTCTTACCTGTTTTATTATCTGCAGACCAATATTTAATATTATATTTAGCACGATGAAAGTCTACAAAATCCCATACACGCCGCCAGTCCTCTTTTGTAAATTGTTCACGATATAATCGCCCATCATTTTGTAAATATTCAATCCAATATTGTTCAGGAGGAGGCGGCTTTTGCCAATCGGGTACATTATATGCAGCATTATAAAAACTAGAGTAATTATTATTATTTACTGGAGCGGGTACTGTAGACGGTGGCAGCGGAGGCGGAGGCGGAGGCGGTGGCGGCGGCGGCGGCGGCGTCGGCGGCGGCATCGGTGGTTCATTCATAGCACCAGACGCGCGAATAACTGAATTGACCACATTACGAGGACGATTCGCTAAATTTGGTAACATACCAAATGCCGACATTGTGCCCAATGGACCTAACCGACTTGATAAAGGATATTTAGGAAGTTTAGGCGGTACTCTAATATTTATAGGCGTAAACGGATCGGCATTATAATGTATAGGTATTACATTTCCTGTAATATTCTGTTCGGGAGTTCTGCCCGCCATTCTTACTCTATCCAGCGATTTAAACCGCCCGCCATGTCCATTGGTCTAAACTCCACACGCAAAAAGTCAATAAAGATGGCACATCCGCGAATTGGACTCATTGTCACCGGTAAGGAAGCTCTAGACGACTTCACCCTCTTCGTCAAAACCCTAGAACAATGGCATCCCACAGCAGAACTATTCATCTACACAGACACAGACACCCCAATCAACCAAATCAAGACCAAACTCACAATTCACACGAAGCAGGCAATGGACCGATACAAGGGGCTCAAGCGTCCCCAAATGGAACGCACAAAAGGCGTAGTATACGACAGTCTGTTCAAAGATTACACCTACGAAAAGGCGGCAGTATTGGAGTGGATGTTTGAAACCCAGGAAACCCCAGCGTGGTTCTTAGACGCTGATATTTCACATTTAGCCCCACTCCCCACGATTCCAGAACAAACAGAACTTGCCCTTTCACAACACATGATTAAACCGGCAGATGAAGCGAAATACGGTAAGTATAATGCTGGATATATGTGGTTCAAATCAGCAACCCTGGTTCCAAAATGGAAAGAACTAGGACACAGTAGCAGATTTTACGAGCAAGCCGCATTAGAGGATCTCGCCCAAACACTTCCCAAAGAAGCCCTCTACGAATTTCCACCTCAGGTGAACTTCGGTTGGTGGCGCATGCAACAGTCTACTATCCCACAACGCGAAATTCAGGCAAAATTCAGTATTTTCCGCGGAGACCAAAGTGTCGGTATTCGCTATGATGGTAAGCCGCTACAATCCATTCATACGCACTGGTTTTCCACGACCGCGTTTGAATGTGTATCATTTCGTATGTGGTTTGATGATTTTACAAATAAATTTAAGGCACATAAGCCACTACAAAACTACCGTAAATTGATTGGACTCGCTTAGCCGCTTTGCGGCACCGGTCTAGACCAGCGGAAACAATTTAGGAATGCCACAGTTAAAGAACGGTCGGCATTGCTCAATCCGTGTCCAAGTAAGACGAAACAGACCCTCAGCCGAGCAGTATGACTGCCACCATTCACGACCCGCCGCTGACATCGTTGCCCATGTCTCTGCCGTTGTCTCTTTCACAATCCGCTCCACATCTGCCGGCTTTGATGCCTTGAAGTAGTGAACCCCCTCCTTGGGCGCCACTAGATACCCCTTCATATCTACACCATCGGTTATGATTGGTACCACACCGCAGGCAAAGTATTCAATCTCGCGATTACACTTGGGACCGAAGCCAGGTAAGCAGAGACCAAATCGCGCATGGCATAGTTTGTCCAGATACTCCGTTTGTGTGTAGGGGTACGGTGCACCTGTAGAATCTATAGGCATAGAGAATAGTTCTACACACTTGCTCCAATCGTAGACGGTACGATTTTTCTGTTGGACACCATTCTCAATCTTACCGAGAAAGAGAGACTGAATAGAGCGCTTGGACCAACCGAGGAGATTCTTCTTTTCAAGGTTGATCACTTCAATTGCCCGCGGAGAACGAGGCCAGAATCCCCATATAGACTGGCGTAGCCGGTGATTTTCGGGACCAGGCGGCGCACAATTGCCAAATAGCGCCATTTGATACGATGGCGGTGCTGACCACCAACGCGTTGTAGGACGGTCGTAGAGAAGAATTTCACCCGCCGAACCCCACCAACAAAATGGTGTATCTTCTGTCTTCTCTATCTTCACATAGCCACGCTCCGCCCAAATATCTACCATCTCACGGAATGTGTCGCCACTGTGATGCCAAATACCGTCTAATGCCTTTCCAGTAGGTACAAGAATGCGCGGCACTTTTACATTGTGTGTGGTATCGCGCGAGACTTTGAGCAGATCCTTGAAACCGAACTTTTTAATGGCACGACCAACATCTAAGAGGGCATTTTGACGCTGGATTTGAATTGGCTCACGCTTGAGCAGCCCCGCAACATAGTTGATCTCGGCAGCACCGGCAAGATGGATGCGGTCGCCGCGCGGCGCCTCCATGTGATTGAATTCCATTACATATGCGCCCGCGGGTGCTAGCCATATGTAGTCGAGTCCACCACCATCCGCCGAGCCAAAAATCCACGCCGCCGATGCAAACATGCGGCGACGCTTCTCGGGCATATCGGTTGATGATACATAGTGAACAATCCAGCCGCGTGAGAAGATATATTCAGCGACCGATTCCGCCCATTCGCGTGTACAGACCGACGCGGCATTATCATCAACACAGAAAACCGCAACCGGTTTCTCAGGAGCCTCCTCCACTGGTGCCATAAGACTACGCAGCAATGTAATATCTTCGGCAGACACAAGGGAATGTTCAACCGACGGGGGCAGCGCCCATACATCGTCCGCATAATAGTTCATGTCATCCATCATAGGTACTAGAGTAATATTCCCCTTCTCTGATTCGGTCCAGACACAATCCTTAAGGAACGGTGCGATATCCGATAGCTGCGGAACAAGGAATTCAGGCACCGCAATATCACACGACTTGAGCAGTCGCCGAATTGTTAGAACCTTAGGAAGATAATGAAGAACCCATTGGCTGAGAGTCGTTTTACAGACATCGTCCACTGGAATCGCAATAAGAGAAGGAACATAGATACTCGGCATCATATTGCTAACCTTCGCCTCTTCCCACGCACGAATCCATTCATTGTGCGGACCAACAAAGATGTCCTTGAACGAACTAAGAAGACCCTTGCGATTCACGAATATGCCCTTCTGGAAGTGATAGAGTGGGAGTGCAGATGGCGGTGGGGTAAAAATATTCTGTTCGCCAGGCTGAAAGTTGTAGAGATCCGCTCCATCCCCCTCAGCCTTATGCCTTAACATTGTACAAATTGCCTTAGGCGCATCATCGGTTACAGATAGAATAGGACGCGGGAACGATTTGCGGAAAGCGGTACGATTCCATAATGAATCAATCGAGACAGGTAGTTTTCCTTCCTCGGCAAGATCTTTACAGACTCGCATAGGCTGAATAGGTGTAGGATCAATATATAGGAATACAGGGCGGTAGAGAACATCGCGCGCCTCATAGTTGCGAATTGCCGAAGTATGGAGATGCATGGTTTTGATAGAGTAGGCAGGGTTTACAACACAAAACTTACGACGAAGCATACATACAGTGAGCGCATTATCACAACCAGACTGACCAAAAGGGAAACCGAGATCCTCCTTATCAGGTGTAAAATCCAGCGCATCTCGTGCAAAAATCCAAGTGTCCTGTGAATCGGCGCGGGGTCCAAAGATATGCGGAGTCTCTATATCCTCCCAACGCAGCAACGCCAGAAATAGACGCTTCTTTAGGAGCGAAATCTTCCATAGATACGATAAAGTCTCGTTAAACCAGATATCGGAATTAGAGATGATAACAATGGAGCCGGCGGGCACCTTCTCCTTTGCCGCCATAAACGCATCGTAATAGGTAAGACGACTGCCGAGAATAGATACGGTTAATTTGGTTGAAGTAGGAAGATCCTTGTATTCGGTTTCATTAAGAAGTAGAATATGGTCGATCCAGGGGGAGGCGATATTCTTTTCTAAACAAGTGCGAATCTCTCTATGGCGGCGTACACTGGTGTGACGAAAGTACTGTTGGATAAGCCAGGTCTGCGGGATGACCGAGTCATCGGCACCCTCTGCGACAGCGTGAAGTCGCCCGCCCACAGTCCGTACCCATGCATCGTACACAAGGCGTGTGCCAAGTGTCAACGCCTCTCGTTCATTTACCGGATTCGTCCACGCGACAACATTCATACGGAGAATATGGGCGAGGCAAAGAATTACCTTGTCCACAGGATCGTTGGCACTCACTGGCTCTCCCAAAAACGGATAATTATCATGAAGTTCTTCAGTAACGAGTGTATGATCCCAATGAATGCCGCGCTCTTCAAGACTATTTAGTACAGTATTAGGACCAATCAATAGGCACTCAGATGTATCGGTGAGCACAGAGGGGAGCACAGCAGCCCAAGCAGCAATATCGGCATCGGCGGCAAGAACAACGGCGACCACCGCATCAGCACCGACGACTTCAATCGCCGCCGGCTCCGTTATAACACAGTACCAGCGATGCCAACGGCTACCTGGTACAAACGATGCTCGAGCCCAGAGCATCGTCTTATTGTCAGTATGGACCTGGGTATCCAGACGCATAATGCGTATCGGTTTGCCTGTAATAGGATGGCGCGCTTCCATGGCAGTTATTTAACTATAGTCGTAAGCCCTTAAATATGTATTAAATAAACGAGACCTGTCTTGGCAATTACATCCATAAACGCATAGGCAACTATGATATACTTCTTCTCAACAATCTTGTTCTCCTGTAGCCAATAGACGAGCGGGTAGAGCGACCATACTCCCAATGTTAGATACACAGCACTTATATTCTTCGTTTGCTGAAGCAGAATCATAATGATGGGTACAAAGGCGAGCATACCGAGCGCAAAATAGCCATTTGCTTCCATGCGATTCTCTGTCTTCGTTCCTAAGTAGCCGGATATGATCATGAGAATATCACAGGCGACCATTCCCAAGATGACATCAAGAGATACATCATTCGCGTAGAGAAGTGCCGCCAACATAAGCGGTGTCGTAAATAGCCAATCACTGTGTCTCCACCGATCGGATTCTTCGGGATGTGCCATGATTAGAGAATACGCAATGCACGCGATTGTGGGAATAATGGCAAGGGCGGGCGATGCCGAGAATCCAATAAGAACCGATGTAATAAAGAAAATCGTAAACGCCGAACTAACGGCGATATTATCCATTGTACCACCTTGTTTTATCTTTTGACCAATGAAAAAACTAGGTATTATAATACGAGGCGCAACACTTGCAACCACCGCTGCCGCCATTTATAGTGAGATTAGGATTTAATCCACCGGTAAGGACCCTCACCACACACATCCACCGCCACCTTATCAGGATCCACATCTAGATTACCGCGGCGACCGTAGACATGCCAGTGGAATTTACCACTATCGCCGTACACTGTGAACTGACTGTTTGAAACACAGGATACATTAAGCAGACGCATTGTACCGTTGTATATAGGCGATACATGGACCGTAAAGTCTGTGGCAAGGGCATCTACATAATCTGGTAGTGTTATTGTGGCACTAGACTCAAGATCTGCGATAGTACCGATACCACGATAATAGACACCAACTTCAGGTCCTTCTAAACATGCGTGAACAAGATATTTAGACTCGTCCTTGGGATGCTCTATTACAAATGTCTTACCACTATTGTAAGTGATCTCGTAGGTTACAGGATTATATTGAAGCGCACCATTTGCTGATGTAGCGCGTATCGGCGAGACATTAAAGACCCCTCCGCTACCTAATAATAATCCATTTATACTACTAACTGTGATTGTCGATGTATAAATAGCACCTACTGTAGCAGTACTCGCATAGAGAGACGATGTATAAAATGTACTAAATCCGCTAGATAAATATTGTATGTAAGCGGCATTTGTACTATTAATCAAAGCCACAGTATAAGCCTCTAATTGCATAAATGTTTCATAAATACCAGCAAGAATACTGCTTGTAGTAATAATAGAGAATTGATAAGAGAGACTAGAAATTTGTGCTACATTACTATTTGTGGATGCAACTAACGAGGATATATCACGGAAATAAACTGTGGAAAATGCCGACAATGAACTTATGGTGCGTCCCAATAACGTTGACTGAGCGTAACTTGATACAATAATAGGACTTATATTGGTACTAAAAAATGTACTCGTAATTACATTAATCGTATTTGTACTAATGGTAAAATATTCAAGTTCTAAGGTTGATACCCGTCTATTTAAGCTAGATATAACTGCCGTATTTGTACTAATTCCTTGTGAAAGATAGATTGAGGTGCTAATTAAGGATGAATTAATTTGCGTACTAAATGTATTTAGGTTAGTAATCGATACTTGACTGGAAAGGACGCTAGCTAGTTGCGTTGATGTCCATACGGTCGTAGAATAAAGTTCATAATTAAATGTACTTGTTATTGCGTTGGATGTAAGCGCAGTTTGTAGAGCAGCAGAGGTACTTACAGTAGAAAGTCCTATATTTACCGAGTTTTGAACTGCATTAATTTGAACCAAGAAAGTGGAAATGGAACTAATCGCATTTACCGTACTATACATGACATTCAGCGTACTCAAATAAAAGGAATTTAGTTGAATTTGAAATGAATTTGCTGTAGATAAAAATGCATTATTTGTACTAAGCGAAAGAGTTCCTATGTTTGTAGAATTGGTATTTATCTGTCTAAAAGCACTACTAAACGAAGAGATTGTATAGTATTCAAATGTACTAAATTGCGATGATAGACCGGTATAACTGCCGACCGTTTGATAAATAAGAGTACTTGCTGCGTTATAGGTACTAATTACGGACGATTGTAGGTCATGTTCTACTTGAGTATATACGGTTCCTATAGTTGTACTCAGTGTTGACAAATCGGCGGGGCTCACACTATTACTCCAGTAGGTTTGTCCCTGCCCGTTCGCATACAATGTGTATACGGAGGAGATAGGAGCATTTCCAGCTGCACGAAAGTTTAGCTGGTTGGTAAGTATGGCATTCAAACTTGCCCCTGTAGCATAAGCCATTCTAACCATATTAGGCATTTTTGCCCTGCCTCATTACACGCGTATGCTCATATCTAAAAACAACTTATAGACTTAGAGTAAGAGTAACATGTCCAATTCAGGAGGACTTCTCCAGTTAGTAGCGACCGGACGACAGGACATATATCTGTCCGGTAATCCACAGACGACATTTTTCAAACAGGTATATCGTCGGTATACTAATTTCAGTATAGAAACTCAGCGTATTCCGTTTGATTCAGCAGTAGACTTTGGAAAACTGATTACTGTTACGGTTCCAAGAAATGGTGATTTGTTATCACAGGTATATTTACAGATACAGCTTCCCGAAATTACACCAGCGGGACCGGTGCCACAGCCGCCAGGTATCGCGACAGAGTCGCCGACGGATTATTCCAAAATTACAAATTCGGTCAGTTGGGTGAATGGTGTTGGGTATGCTATGATTGATTACATCAGTATTTGGATTGGTCAGCAGGAGGTGGATCGTCACTATGGTGAGTGGATGTATCTCTGGACGCAACTCAGTACACCGGGATCAAAGAAGAATGGTATTTACTATATGACAGGTACACAGGAGGTATACAACGATCAGTCGCAACCTGGTCCACTCAATCTGTTCATACCACTTGACTTCTGGTTTTGTAGGAATCCAGGGCTCGCCTTACCGCTTATTGCTCTACAAGCAACACCGGTACGCTTCTATATTAGACTCAAGAACGGTAATGATCTAGTGTTTAGTAACAATTTGGAGAATGCGGTATTAGCAAATAGCCCCAATATTCCTACAGTACTCACTGCCACACCAGTTACTATTACGGATATGGTCATGTGGGGAGATTATATTTATCTTGATGTGGAGGAGCGCCGTCGCTTTGTCTCGTCGCGCCATGAATATCTTATTGAGCAGGTCCAACAGCAGAAGCGTTACAGTATTCCACTTAATACAACCCGTATTTCGGTACCCCTGGTCTTCAATAATCCAATTAAGGAAATGGTGTGGGTAGTGAACGAGGATCGCATGCTTCAGGCGCACGAGTGGTTCAATTATGGTAGCCGCATGTTGAATGAGTACGGTATTCCCAATTTAGATATTATTGCGACTGCGCTTCTTCAGTTTGATGGCTATGATCGGTTTGAAGAGCAGCCTGCGCAGTACTTCCGTCTTATGCAGCCGTGGCAGCGACACACGGCTGTTCCTAACGATTTTATCTATGTATACTCATTCAGTTTAGCCCCGGAGGCAGAGCAGCCCATGGGAACATGTAACGGTAGCAGATTGGATTCTATCGTATTACAACTTACAATGAACCCGCGGGTACAATCGTACCCTGCTGGAGTAACGACCTATGCTACAAATTACAATGTGCTGCGCATTGTTGCGGGTTTGGGCGGCGTTCTATTCACTGTATAAATTAAGGTAAAAACCATTAGAGATGTCTTCCGAAAGTCATCAATCGTTGCCGCCGGTGCCACCGGTGCCACCTCTACCAATGGTTCCACCGCCAACACCAGGACAAAAAGACGCTGCTGGTGTTGGCAATAATAGTAATAATACTAATAATAGTGATAATAGTGCTGGAGGAGGAAAGAGTCATCATATTTCGGATATAGGAACCTGGAAGCACCCTGACCGAAACTACTTTGTATTTGTTATTCTTTCGGTTCTTCTTGGCTTATTAGGAGCGGATCATTTCTACTTACGTAGTTTTCATACAGGTATGCTCAAACTTGTATTTAATATTTTTACACTAGGATTGTGGCATTATTGGGACTTGATTCAAATTGTGTATGATGGTAAGAAGGTAAGAGAAGAGGGTCTTACATCACCGTTTGATTGGGTTTGTGGCATTGGCAAAGGGGTATTTACATCGGCAGAAAGTGAGGCAAAGAAGCCGCAATACATTGCCCAAAAGTCGTACCTATTATATGCATTCTTAGCCATTTTCTTTGGCTTCCTGGGTTTTGATAAACTCTATATGGGTGAATTCTGGCAGGGAGTGGCAAAGTGTCTCAGTTGTTTCAATATCTTCCTTTTCCTCTTTGGATTCATTTGGGTTGTATGGGACAGCGTTCATGCATTATTTATGACAAGTAGCATTCTGGAGGACGGTATTGTAGCGCCAATTCCTTATTCGTTTATTTTTACAAAGCCGATTGATGGAAAGCAATTCTTAGTGAACCATGTGTTTGACCCGAAGGTGGACGGCGGCAGTTTTAATCCGTTTGCCTGGCTTGAAAAGATGATACCCGCTCTGCCTGTACCGAGTGTATCGTACAAGGGACTCTATAGCGATTTAGTGGTTCCATTTATGACACCGACTGTAGTAGCGGCAATTAATGCAAGTAAGTCAACGGAACCTATTGTAAAGTTCCCTGAGATACCGGATGCGCCAACAATGCCTGGTTTGGCACAGTTTGGTCTGCCAACGGCGCTCCCTGCGCTGCCAACGGCGCTTCCTACACTGCCGACCCCATCGGTGGCAGGTATTGGAGTACCAATTTCTCAGGCAGCAGCACCAGCAGCACCAGCAGCCCCATCAGCCCCATCAGCCCTAGGAGCACCAGCAGCACCAGTAGCAGCAGCACCAGGAGC